TTTACGACACCCAGCGCGTATTGCGCATTATTGGGGTCGATGGCAAGCCAGACATGGTGACAATCAACGAGGTTCAGGCGACCGGCGAGGTAATGAACGATGTGACCGTCGGCCTGTACGACGTAGTCATGGACGTTGGCCCCGGCTACAACTCGAAGCGCCAGCAGGCAGTTGACACCATGATGCCGCTGATGGCCGACCCGCAGGTATTCCAAGCCGCAGGCGACCTGCTATTCCGCAACATGGATTTCCCGGGCGCTGATGTGATTGCCGACCGGCTGGCCGCGATGAACCCGATCAGCCAGATCGACCCGAAATCGGATGTGCCGCCGCAGGCGCAAATGCAGCTATTACAGGCGCAAAAGACAATTGCCGATATGCAACAGCAAATGATGGCAATGCAGCTCGAAATCCAGAATCGCGGGCAGGTTGCGCAGATCAAAGAAGAAGGCCAGAGCCGCAGGAAGTTGATGGATGTGATTTCCCGCGCTTACAACACCGACACCATCAACGAGGCGAAGGTCAATCAAGCGAACTTGAAAGCCACGACCGACCAAAACAAGGTCGAAATCGATGCCATGCTGCGGCTGGTCTTGGCTGGCGTTCCGATGGGCGCATTGAACGCCGAAATCGCCCGACGCGATGCCGAGCAGCGGCAGGAAATGGCATTTGCCGAGAACGAGGTCAACGACACCGGCAACCCGTTCATTCAGGCTGGGCAAGAATTGATTTTGCAGTCCATGCAAGCGCAGCAAATGCAACAAATGGCAGCACAGCAAATGGCGCAGCAGGCACAACAGCAGCCGCCGATGCCAGAGCAAATGCCGCCTGAACAGCCGATGGTTTGACATGGAATGAATACAGGATGACAATAAACCTACCGGCGGGTAACACCGGGTCAATTCTTAGGGAAAACCTATGTCTGAAGTGGAAGCAAGGCTGGCGGCCAATATCGTCACCAGCGAGAATTTAGCGGAATTCGCAGCCCAGAAACTTGGTCTAGTTGAAACGCCAGCAAACGAGGCGGTAAACGAGGACGCGAACAGCGCCGTTGCCGAGCCGGATGCAGAGGCAGATCAGAGTGGACAGGATGGGGAAGGGAAGGACGCGACAGCAACAGATGAGGCGAAGGAAAAGAAGCCAAATCCCAAGCTGGAACGGCGGTTTTCAGAGATAACCAAGCAACGGGAGCAAGCGCGGCAAGAAGCGCAACGCGAACGTGAGCAAAGGGAAGCGCTGGAAGCTAGGCTGAAGGAACTCGAAGCCAAAGTAAACCCACCGGCTGCACAGCCAGAGGATGAGCTAGGCGAGGAACCGAAGCCGGAAATGTTCAACGATATGTTCGAGTACGCGAGAGCGTTAGCCGAATATACCGCTGACAAAAAGCTGATGGAACGGGATAAGGAGGAAAAGGCGCGTCAAGCGAAGGCCGAGCAAGAAGCTAAGTTTCAAGCATGGGCTGATCGCGTAAACGCTGCCAAGAACGAATTACCCGACTTTGATGACATGGTGCAGAGTTCGGATGTGCGGGTATCTGACCCGGTTCGAGATGCCATCATTGAATCAGAGCATGGGCCAAAAATTTTGTATTGGTTGGCTGAGAATACCGACTTTGCAAAAAAATTGGCCGATATGTCGGTTGTTTCCGCAGTTCGTGAGATTGGGAAGATCGAAGCACGTTTCGAGAAGGCGAAAGACCCGGAGCCGAAGCCTGTTGTTGGGAAGTCAAAAGCGCCAGCGCCGATTAATCCGCTGCGCGGTGCGGTCAACACGGTGGATGCGAACATGGATGCCGATGGCAATTTTCATGGGACGTATCAACAATGGAAAGCCGCCCGTCAAGCAAGGAAAATCCGCTAGTTAAACCCTTTTCTAAAAGGAAATAGAAATGTCCAACAATTTGCTAACCATTAGCAAGATCACCAACGAAGCGTTGATGGTCTTGGAAAACGAACTGACTTTTTCGAGTGAAGTAAACCGCGAATACGACGATCAATTTGCCGTCGTAGGCGCAAAAATCGGTAACACCCTGAACGTTCGTCGTCCGGGTCGTTTCATCGGTACGACTGGCCCTGCGCTGAATGTTGAAGATTTCAACGAAACCAGCGTGCCTGTCACCCTGTCAACTCAGTTCCACGTTGACACCCAGTTCACCACGCAAGATTTGGCCCTGTCGCTTGATATGTTCAGCGACCGTGTGCTGAAGCCTGCTGTGGCAGCTATTGCCAACAAGATCGATTTTGACGGTCTGACGATGGCTAAGAACAGCACCGCTAACATCGTTGGCACCGCTGGCACCCCGCCGACCGGCCTTATCACTTACCTGACTGCCCAAGCGTATCTGGACAGCGAAGGCGCACCCCGTGATGGCCGTCGTTCTTGCATCATCGAGCCATTTACTTCGGCCACCATCGTTGACAGCCTGAAAGGTCTGTTTAACCCACAGTCTGCAGTATCGGATCAGTACCAGAAGGGTCTGATGGGTCGTGATTCGGGCGGCATGAACTGGAAGATGGATCAGAACGTGGTCGCGCAGACGTTTGGCGCGTGGACTACAACTGCTGGCACCCTGACCGCGAATACCCAGAGCATCGGTATTTCGACCGGCTGGGCATCATCCTCGACCATCACTCTGACCCACAGCGCTGGCCTGACCCTGCGTCAAGGCGATGTGATCCAGATCGCTAACGTATTTGCGGTCAACCCGCAGAACCGTCAGGCGTATGGTTCGAACAAGCCACGCAATTTCGTGGTTCAGTCCACCGTAACTGGTTCAGGTTCGTCCACCATTTCTGTGACTGTTGTTCCGGCAATCATCACCGGCGGTCAGTTCCAGAACGTGACCATCCCGACCACTTCGGCTACCGCGACTGTGACCCCGTTCTCTATCGGTACTTCGGCCACCGGCACCGTATCGCCGCAGAACATCATCATGCACCGCAATGCGTTCACGCTGGCGACTGCTGATCTTGAGCTGCCTGATGGCGTTCACTTTGCTGGCCGCGCATCGGACAAAGAGCTTGGTCTGTCGATTCGTGTTGTTCGTCAGTACACGATCAACAACGATTCGATCCCGACTCGTCTTGATGTCTTGTATGGCTGGGCACCGCTGTACCAAGAACTGGCCTGCCGTGTCGCAGCCTAATAACCATTGAAAGGAAATTGACATGAGCAATCCCGGCCCAGCAAGTACCCAAACCAACCACCCTTCAAATCTAGCCACCAATCAGGCCTACCGCCTGCTGGCTAGTGCGCAGGGTGTTAACCTGAACTCGGTTGCTGACACCGTTGCGAATGTTTTGAACGCTTCGACTTACAGCGTTCAGGACATCATCGTGGCGAATGCCAGCGTTGACCTGACCACCGCACAACTGGCCGTTCGCACTGGCGCAGGTGGCACAGGTACCGCAGTCAAAACCGCTTATGCGTTGACCGGTAACTCGGCCAGCGACAAGGTGGTGGTCACTGCTGCGGATGACACAGACGCGCTGACCGGCGACGTTCTATACATTCGTTGCACGACAGCTCAAGGCGCAGCCGCAACTGCTGACGTTTATATTTACGGTTACGACCTGTCGTTCCTGTAATCTAATGAGTGACTAAGGAAAAGGCCGCCCCTTTGTGGGGTGGCTTTTTCTTATCAAAATCTGATGAAAGGGCAAGCCATGTTGCCGAGCTTTAGACCTAACGGCCCGACCACTCGAATCACAGTACCCGCAGCCGCATCAACGCCGCTGCAAATTACCCCGAATACCAACGTCGAAAACAACTATGTGGCGCTTCTGAACGTCGGCGCTGCGACCGTTTCCGTCAGTTTGGGTTCGACTTCAGGCACCACGCCGACCCCTGTTGTGCCGCTGACCACCGCGACTACGCCGGGTGTCGTTTTGCCGCCGAATATGATCTACCCGATGGTCATTCCAGCGCCGCGCAATAACTTTTTTGTGTCGATTATCGGCAGCTCTGCGGCTGGCGATGTGTATGTAACGCCTGTTTCGGCTGGGTAAGTGATGGCGAATCAAGTCGCCAGCCAGCAAACGATCAATATTGTTCCGGTACAGGGCATTTTTGGCCCTGAGCCGACATTTACGCCGATTACGCTGGTCGGCCCTGCTGGGTCGTACTTTTACCCTGTCATAAATCCGGTTCAATCAGGGCTGACGATCACTAACAGCACGATTGATTCGTCTGTTATTGGCGGGATCACGCCTGCTGCGGCGTATTTCACGACTGCGGAGGTCGCAGCTACTCCAACTGCCGATCAAGATGTCGCAAATAAAGCCTACGTTGACTCAGTTGCGCAGGGTTTGGACATCAAAGCGTCGTGTTTGTACACCACCACGAACAACATCACGCTGTCGGGATTGGGAACGCAAGCGGGTGGCGATTGGCCTTCGACGCTGACTGCGGGAAGCCGGATTCTGGTCAAAAACCAGACCAATCAGGCTGAAAATGGCATTTATGCGGCCAGCTTGACCGGCTGGACACGCACCACCGACATGAATAACTGGTCGGAAGTGCCGGGCGCGTTCACATTTATTGAGGATGGCGCGACACTTTCGGCGACCGGCTGGGTCACGACCGCTGGATCGACCGGCACGATTGGCGTGACCAATATGCCATGGACGCAATTTAGCGGCGCGGGAACGTACACGGCGGGAAATGGCCTGCAACTGATCTCGAATCAGTTTTCGGTCAAGCTAAACGGCACGACGCTTGATGCCAGCTCAAGCGGCCTGAGGATTTCCACGACGTACGCAGGCCAAACCAGCATCACAACGCTAGGAACGATTGCCACAGGCGTATGGGAAGCCACGGATGTCGCGGTATTGCACGGCGGCACGGGCGCATCGGATGCCGCAGGCGCACGGGCAAACCTGTCAGCAGCCATTTTGGGCGCGAATAACGACATCACCAGTATGTCGGCGATTACTGGATCGATTGCCAGCCCAACTTATATCCAGTTCAACACCACGCAAAACCCGCTGCCGACCGACGCGACAGGGCGCATTTACTACGACAGTAATGACCAGTTTCAAACGTTAGCGTTCCAAATGAACGGTAACGTAGTTCAGAAAATTGGTGAAGAACAGTTCTATCGGATTAAGTGTCAGGGCGCGATTACCAAAGGGCAAGTCGTATCGTTTGCCGGTACGCTAGGATCATCGGGCGGTTTGATTGGTAAAGCCGCAACTGGGCTGACCAAAGACCAAGCGCAATATGTGCTGGGTTTGGCGGCTGAAACTGGCAATAACAACGATTGGATTTTCGTTGTGTCGTTTGGTGAGGTGAAGAACCTAAACACCACGGGCGGCGCTGAAGTATGGGCGCAGGGCGATGAGCTGTATTACAACCCGGCGGTCACGGGTGGCCTGACCAAGATCAAGCCAGCAGTTCCCAACGCGATTGTGCTGGTGGCTGCGGTGGTCAACGTTGGCACGAACAATGGCATTTTGTTTGTGCGGCCTACCTACGGGTCGGTGTTGGGCGGTACGGATGGCAACGTGCAATTCGGAACGCTTAATAATTTGGATGTGCTGCAATACAACGGCACAGGGCAATACTGGACGAATGTGCCAGCTAGCGGCCTGTCGGTTAGCTATGCGGCAACAGCAGGCAGTGCAGGATCGGCGACCACGGCAGGCACCGCAACAAATCTTGCGGGTGGTACAACTGGGGCGCTGCCGTATCAAACGGGCGCAGGAGCCACCACATTCCTGAATTTAGGCACTTCGACCTATATTCTGACCGCTGGCGCGTCTGCGCCGACATGGACTGATCCTTCGTCTATTACGGTCGGAAACGCAACAAACGCAACAAACGCAACGACAGCGACCAATCTGGCAGGCGGCGCGGCTGCGAGTATCCCGTACCAGTCTGGCGCTGGGGCGACTGCGTTTCTGGCTTCGGTGGCAGGGGATGCTGGCAAGGTCTTGCAGAGCAACGGCACCAGCGCACCGTCGTGGGTTACGCCTGTGGCTTACGCGACGGTCACGGATGACACGACCAGCGGCACGACGTTTTATCCGCTGATTTCTAATGTCACGACAGGCAATTTGACGACCGAATACGTCAGCTCGACCAAGCTGCAATTTGTGCCAAGCACCGGCATCTTGACTGCGACAGGATTTAGCGGGTCTGGCGCGTCGCTGACCAACCTGCCAGCGGGCAATCTATCTGGCACCATTCCATCGGCGGTGTTGGGCAATTCCAGCCTGTTTATTGGCACGACATCAATTGCGTTAAATCGGTCAAGCGCCATCCAAAGCCTGACCGGGGTCAGTATTGACGGATCGGCAGGGTCGGCCACAACTGCGGGAACGGCCACGAACGCCAATAACATCGCAATCGCTGACGATACCAGCACCAATGCGGACTATTATCCTGTGTGGGTGACGAATTCGACCGGCAACTTGCCTGCGAAAGTGACCAGCACTAAACTCAAATTCAATCCGAGCAGCGGCGCAATGACGGTTACGGGCGGTATTGGCGGGGGTGCATTTTGAACTATGAATGGAAAATTGAGGGCGTCCAGGTCGATGATGGGCTGATTACTGCCGCGAAATATTATTGCCGCGCCATTAATCGCAGCGGGATTGTGGACACCGAAGGCACTTGGTTTTTTAAAGACCCGCAGCTCGTTACACCGATTGCCGATGTGACCGAGGAAATGGTCGTGGATTGGATCAAAGGCCAAGCTGACATTGAGGGTCGGCTGGCCGAGCAAATGAATAATCTGGCAGCGCAATTACCGATGTCGCTGCCGTGGGCACCGCCCGTGTTTACCCCAAAATTTGAGGATTAAATTATGGCCGCTGTAACTCTTTCACCATTTCTAGGCGTTGGTGGTCAATTATTTGATGACAACGGCAATCCGTTAGCTGGTGGCACAATTAATACATATCTTGCTGGCACAACAACTAATGCAGCTACATATACCACCAGTACTGGAAATATTGCACATACAAATCCAATTGTTTTAGATGCCGCAGGGCGTATTCCGAGTGGTGAAATTTGGCTGCTGTTTAATACTTCATACAAATTTATTGTAAAAGATTCTGCTGGTGCATTAATTGGAACTTTTGACAATATTGGCGGTAGTAGCGTTGGGTCAAATGTTCAAAACTACACAGGCAACGGATCAACAGTATCTTTTGCTTTACCAGTAGGCGTAACAATTGTTTTCAATATTTATATTAATGGGGTTTACCAAAATAGAAATACTTATTCAGTAACAGGCGGGAATATTGTATTTACGCAAGCGCCGCCACTTAATTCAATTATTGAAGCGCAGGTATAACTATGGCGCAAACTGGATACACCCCAATCCTAATTTACAGCAGCAGTACGGCTGCGGCTGCGCCTGCTGCTGGTAGTTTAACTAACAGCACGTTAGGGTCAGAGCTTGCCATCAACATCACCGATGGAAAACTTTTTTACAAAGACAATGCCAACGCCATTCAGGTAATTGGCTGGAAGGTCGTTCCGACTACTGCTGGTGGCACCGGCCTGACATCGTATGCGCAGGGCGATTTACTGTATTACAACACCGGCACGACACTTACGGCATTAGCCAAAAACACAACGGCTACAAGATATTTGTCCAATACTGGAACAAACAACAATCCCGCTTGGGCGCAAATTAATCTAAGCAATGGTGTGACAGGTGTTTTGCCAGTAGCCAATGGCGGCACAAATGCTTCAACGGCAAGTATTACTGCATTTAACAATATAACCGGATACACGGCATCGGGCGCAACTGGTACAACCAGCACAAATTTGGTATTTAGCACTAGCCCAAGTATTACAACTCCACGCGTCATAACAAGCATTAATGACACTAATGGAAATGAATTAATTGGGGTTACAGCAACTTCATCCGCTGTCAATGAAATTACAGTAGCCAACGCAGCCACCACAAATTCGCCAACAATTTCCGCGACTGGCGGCGATACCAATATTGGGATTCGGTTGGCGCCAAAAGGAACTGGCGATGTAACAGTAGTGACTGGAAATTTAGTTATTGGAACGGCGGGAAATGGAATTGATTTTTCTGCAACTTCTGGAACTGGCACAAGCGAAATATTGTCCGATTACGAAGAAGGAACATTTACAGTCAATTATTCTGCCGCAACACCGTTTACTTCAGTAACTTATGATATTACTACGGGATATTACCGAAAAGTAGGAAACCTTGTTGTTGTAACTGGCCGAGTAAGAACTGATGCAGTTAGCGGCGGTGCTGGCGCTGTTTCAATTAATCTTCCTTTTACTGTTCAAAATACAACTTCATCGGCAGCCGGTACTGGATGCGCTAGAGGTGCGTCATGGGGTGGTGACTTTCCTTTAATGTTACAAGCCGAGGCTGGTGGAACTACGGCAGTACTACTTTATAGAACCGCTGTAAACAGTCTTAGTTTTGCGATTGATGTGGCTGACATGGGAACAGGCGCAAACGCTAATGACTGCCAATTTGAATTAACTTATGTAACGGCTTAATAGGGATTAAAAATGGCTTTGACCAAAGTAACTTATTCAATGATTAAGGATGCACCAATTGATGTGCAAGATATTGGTCTAGTTCCTGACGATATATCAGCAGCGGCCACTAATGCACAACTGTTGCAAGACTTTCTTGATCCTAGAACTGTTGATGGTTACACAGGATTGATTTTCTTTGGTGGCAAAAATGTTACCTATCATTTTTCATCGCAACAAATTCGTGTTCGTAACGGGATTTCAATTGATCTAAATGAGAATACTTTGAGTTTTGTTTTTACAGCATCAAGCAGTCAAGATGTAAACAAAGGATTTTTAACCGCCGAACATAATTTTGAACTGTTTAACGGAAAAATTATTTGTGACATTACTGATAACCCGTTGTATGTAAATGCGGGTAGTTGTGTTCATTTAGGCTTACGAGAGACCGACACTTATTTTGGTGTAGTTACCGATTCCACGCTTCCGTACAGAAAAGGACAATTCTATCTACACGATTTGGAATTAGTAAATAACGCTATAAACGCTAATTGTATTGCTTCTCTTGCTGGTGTTGAAAATTGTGTTATTGAAAACGTAAGAATTGACGGGCAAGGAACATTACGAGGCGGTATAAATTATGAGTGGGGATGGGCCGACGCAGTTTTGCCAGTCTATAACCGACAAACATCACACGCTAACAATTGGTTTATAGATAATGTTGTAATCAATAATTGTGATTTGGGAATTAGTGTAAGGGGTGCGTATAACTTTACTTTTAACAACATCGTTATTCGTGACTGCTATGACGGTGTTGACTTAGGTTCTGGCGAAGCATCGTTTTACAATCCTTGGAATCCTGATAAATCTGGAACGCGCAATAATATGCGTTTTACAAATTGCGTACTTCAAGACATTGAAAATGTTGGGATGACTTTAACCGGTTGCAATTATGGTACGATTTATCTTAATCCAATAATTACAAACGCAAATCGAATTAGATTATTAGATTGCACTCTTGAAAATGTAAAAATTGGTGCTAAAGATTCAGCGACATCGTCGTGGGGTATTGCGTCAACACTACGAAATTTAGAGTGTAAAAATGTGTTTGTAAGCAACTTTGATCGCGGGTTTTTTATAACCGGCGATTGGTGGAAAGTGTTTATGAATTTTGTGCAGGTAAGAGGATGCAGACGAGAAGCAATTTTTTTGTCAAAAGCCAGTGCCTTGTTCACTAATCCAAATATTGTTGAAATTAGAAATTCAACAATTTATGAAAACGGTGATGGCGTAACAACGGCTGGTATTAACTACGATGTTAATGTCGGCTCAAATGTGCTGATTGAAAACAATACTTTTGGAATAGTCGGAGAAACAAATCAATACTATTCCGTTGCTGGTAGTGTGTTATCTGAAGATGTAATGATTCGATATAACAACACACTTGGTACGGCTGGTGGTGTTGCTTATTATCGTGGTGGTTCAACAGCGACAAGAGAAAATGTCTTAGAAAACAATGTAGGCATAGTTACTAGCGATCAGCAATGGAAGCGTTTAGGCCAGTTTGGTTATGATGGTGCTAATACAAAAACATTTTCGGTGGCCGATGAGCAAATATCAGTATTTAGTATAACTTCATCAAGCGCAACTTGGACGCTCCCAACAAACGCAAATGCGCCAATTTCCATTGGGGCGCAATGGCAATTTATTGCTGGTTATGCTTCAGGAACATCTAGCATTGCAAAACAATCTGGCGTGACATTGAATGTTTATGATGGATCTGCTTATACAGCCAATGTGACTTCAATCACAATGGCCGCTGGATCGTTTGCCAATGTGCAAAAAATTGGTGTAGACACATGGAATGTTTGGGGTACTGGATTAACCGCTGTTCCGTAATGGAGAATCAAAAATGGCTTTGTTAAATAAGTTAGTTGAGCGAAAAACAGGGTTTTCTGGTGAACTTGTTTATTTAAATGCGTATTGGAAAGTCACCAAAATAAATGGTGACAAAACCGCTATGTTTTTTGATGTAACGGTGTTTACAGAAAAAAACGGCGAAACATTGGCACAGCGTCAATATTCGTATGTGCCAACTTTAGAAGGCGATAATTTTATTGCTCAGGCATATCAGCACTTGAAAAAGTTAAAAGACTTTGAAAGCGCAACAGATTATTAACTTGATTTTGATTGGGGATCAAAATGGCGCTAGAAAAAGTCGTTGCAGTTGACCGGATTGAAGTGGTTGAAAATGGCTGCGTACAAGTACGCACAGCAACCAAAATTTTGGAAGATGGAAAAGAATTAAATAGAACTTTTCATCGTCACGTTATTGCGCCAGGTCAAGATTATTCAAGTGAAGATTCTCGCGTTCAAGCAATTTGTATTGCTACTCATACGCCGGAAGTTATTGCTGCTTATAAAGCCAATCAGGTAAAAGTAGAGGTCTAAGATGACCACCCCTTACGACATTATTACACGCGCCATGAAAGACATTGGCGCATTGGCTGCGGGAGAAAACCCGACTGCTGCCGAAGCGCAGGATGGGCTTGACCTGCTGAACGATATGCTGGCGCAGTGGTCTAACGAAAACATGATGGTGTTTTACCGCACCGAGATTGTTTTTCCCTGCGTTCAGAATCAGACGCAGTACACCATCGGCCCGTCGGGTAATGTATCGGCAAGGTTTGTGGGGTCAATTGCAGGCACTACCCTGACCGTGCCAAACGATGCGGTCACTAAGGGCGCAATTACCATCGGGATGACCCTAACTGGCAACGGTGTCTTATCTGGCACCACGATTGTCGGGTTTGGAACTGGCGCAGGCGGCAACGTCAACGAGGGCGGCACCTATACCGTCAGTCGGGCGCACACCACGCCGGTGGTCAGCCAAATTATCAATTCGTTCTACCAGCGCCCCTTGACCATTGAAAGCGCGTTTGTGCGCGTTACAACAACGTCGAACGGTGTGCCGATCTATGGCGGCGGTCTGGATTATCCGATTGCGATTCTAAGCCTTGAGGAATACGAATCTATCGGCTTAAAGACGCTTAACGGCCCGTGGCCGAAGGCGTTGTATTACCAGCCATCGGAACTGTTGGGAACCATTTACCTATGGCCCAACCCTGCCCAAGGCGAAATGCACCTGTTTACGCAGACCATATTCCGCGAGTTTGGCGACCTATACGGCGATATGCAGTTTCCACAGGGCTACAACATGGCGTTGCGCTGGTGTCTGGCCGAGCGCATGATGCCGATGTACGGCAAGGTTAATCAGACGCAAATTGCTCAGATTACGGCTTACGCTGCGCAGGCAAAGGCTACGATTAAGCGTACCAACATGAAGCCGCCGCAGGTCAGCAAGTATCCTGATGTGTTGATGACAGGCCGCCCAAAGGATGCGGCCTTCATCCTCGACGGAGGATTCAATTAAATGCCAGATTTCGGTTTTGTCGGCGCGTCATATACCACCCGGTCGATCTACCAGAACGATCAGGAGTGCATTAACTTTTACCCTGAAATTGACCCGACCAAGCAGCCGGGGGAGCGCGGTATCGTCGCGCTGTACCCAACACCCGGCCTAGTAACCGAAATCACGTTCCCGATTCCTGCCGAAGTGCGCGGGATGAGGGCGTTATCTGGCCTGCAATACGCCATCGCGGTCTGCGGCAATCGGGTCTATCGGATTGACACCAGCCTTGCTTATATCCAAGTCGGGACGCTGACCACCAGCTCTGGCCCCGTGTCGATTACCGACAACGTGATGACCACGCAAGGGCTAACCGCTTATCTGGTTGATGGGGTCAATCGGTATTACTACGTCGTGGCGACCAATACGTTTGTGACGCTGCCACCGTCGGATGGCGACTGGCAGGGCGCAAATACCGTCGATACGGTGGACAACTATGTGGCCTACAACGAGCCGGGAACGCAAAACTGGGCTGTGACTGACTTGGGATCGCCGCTGTCCACCACGGGGCTATACGGGGCTAAGGATGGGTCGCCGGACAAGCTGGTGGCGCTGATTATCGATCACCGGCAGGTTTATCTGATGGGTGAGGTGACTACCGAGGTTTGGATCGATGTCGGCAGTCAGATACCCAACATCATCACGTTTCCATTTCAGCGTGTGTCCGGCACCAGCTCACAGAATGGCTGCGGTGCGCCGTTTTCGATTGTCCGCTTTGCCGAAACGTTCATGTTTCTGGCGCGGGATACGCTAGGAACCGCGACGATTGGCATGATGAAGGGCTACGAGTTCCAGCGCCTATCGACCCACGCAGTCGAGAATAGTCTGGTTGGGCAGGTTGTCGAGGACGCAAGGGCTTGGTCGTTCCAGATCGAAGGCCATGAGTTCTACGTCATTAATTTCCCGTCAATTGACCTGACATGGGCTTATGACCTAGCGACCGGCCAATGGATCAAATGGCTGTGGTGGGATGCGCCGAACGCTGTTTATAAGCGCCACAGAGGGCAGAATTGCATCGCGTTCGCCAATAAGAACTTAGTAGGCGATTACGAAAACGGCAAGATTTACAGCCTTGACTTTGACGCTTACACCGATGCTGGCAACCCGATTCGTAGGCTGCGCAGAGCGCCGCACCTGACCACCGATTTACAACGGCAGTATTTCGAGGAATTCCAGATTCAGTTCCAGCCCGGTGTTGGCCTGACTAACGGGCAGGGGCAAAACCCACAGGCTATGCTGCGCTGGTCGAATGATGGCGGCAGCACTTGGTCAAACGAGCATTGGGTCAGCATGGGTCGTGAGGGCAATTACGTCAACCGTGCGATTTGGCGGCGGTTGGGCTGGTCGCGGGATCGGATTTTCGAAGTGGCAATTACCGATCCGGTAAAGGCTGTAATTGTGTCGGCGAATCTGAAGGCATCGGCAGGCGATAACTAATGGTTGCGCTTACCAATATTCGGTTCCCGACCAGCCCGTTTATTGAACCGGCCACAGGCCGACCATCGCGTGAGTGGATTATTTGGCTGCAAAACCCGAACGTAGTCAGCAGCACGGTGGAATACCAGATTATTAACGGTGGCGAAATTAACAACACGGTCATCGGCAACATTACGCCAGCGGCAGGCACGTTTACCCTGCTGACTGCGTTAAATGGGATCGGCGGGGGTACATTCTGATGGATTTAGAGTTAATTTCCGAAGCACCCAGCCGAGAGCAAATTGACCGGCTACAGGCTGAAATGGCAAAGCTACCGCAGGCCGAGCTGGAAACCGAGCATTTCTTTAGTCCGGGAATGTACCTGCGGCGGGTCTATCGGCCTGCTGGCACGTTGATTGTTGGGAAAGTCCATAAAAAGCCGCACTTTTTTCTCTGCGCTAAAGGGGAGATAATTGCTTGGACTGAAACGGGAATGCGCAAATTGCAGGCTGGCGATGTGGTCGAATCTCAGCCGGGAACCAAGCGCGTGACGCTGGCGGTAACAGATTCGATTGGGGTGACGGTGCATTTGACCGACAAAACCGATCTGGATGAAATTGAACAGGAATTAGTCGAGCCGGACGATTTGGCCTTGTTTGATTCGTCGAACAAGTTGAAGCAAATTATTGGCGAAATGAAAGTATTGCAAGGGGAAAAACTATGACTTGGGTTGCTGTTGCCATCGGCGGGAGTGCAGTTCTTGGATACATGGGGACACGAGAGCAGGTAGGTGCTGCGCGTGAAGCCGGTTCGCAACAACTTGCCGCAACCAAATACGCTGCTGATTTGCAGCGTGAAATGTTCGACATCATCAATAAACAGCAAGCGCCGTACCGCGAAGCTGGTTATGGTGCTTTAACCCGAATTGGCGAATTGTTGCCAAGCATGACTAGGCCGCTTACCCGTGAAGATATTTTAGGAATGCCGGGATTTCAAACCGCTATCGAACAAGGTACGGGTGCGGCGCGGCAAACGATGAATGTTGGCGGTGGCGGGTCAAATGTAGATCGCGCTGCGCAAAAGTTTGCGATTGATTACACCGTTCAACAAGCTATGCCACAGGCATTGCAACAACGTCAAAACATTTACAACACGCTGGCAGGCATTGCTGGTGTCGGCCAGACCGCACAAGGTCAAGTGTCGCAAATGGGTCAAAACGTTGCTAGCAACATTGGTCAAGCTGCAATCGGCGGTGCAAGTGCTTATGGTGCTGGTCAAATTGGCGCAGCTAATGCGTTGGCGCAGGGATACAGCAACATAGGCAATTCTGCATTGATGTACGCTTTGCTGAAAGGGTAAGACATGGCTGATTTGACCGTAACGCCCGTTGGCGCAAATGTTAAGCCAGTTCAAGGGATGAGCTTGGGCGATGTGGTAGGTCTTGCGCGTGGAGTGCAGCAATATCGCGCTGAAAAAGAAATTTTGCCAGAGCAAGTTTCGCAAGCAAAATTAGCCACCACCAAACAAGAGCAAGAGCTTGCGCAGTCAAGAGTAAGGGCAATTGCTGACAGTCAAATTGCGCTTATCAACGACCCGTTAGTGTTGATGGCCGAAGAAAACCCGAATGCGGTTGATAAAACACAACTGGTTAATTTGTTGCAAAAGCGCGGCACGACACTAGGTAAAAACTTAGGATTGCCAGAAAACAAAATTAATGAATTGCTTGTTCCATATTTAGACCAAGCACAAAAAGACCCCGGCCAATTACGCACGTTTTTGAAACAGCGTCACATTGAAGGGCTTGACCAAGCTGGTCGCACCTCTGTGCTGGCTGGCACATTGACCCCTGTCACAACCGGCGCAGGCACAACGTTTGTTCAAGCGGGTGAATTTGCGCCAGAGCGTCGCGGTGCGCCTGTATTGTTTGCGCGTAAGACATTGGCACCGGGTGAGCAGATCGTTGCAGGCCCGACCGATCCTGCTGGCAATCCGACTTACAACATCCTTGACCGTACTGGTCGCGTGGTTCAAAGCGGCCTGCTGGCTTCGCAGTTGCCAGAAGTGCCGACCGAAGTTGAGCCAAGCGGCGCGGCTGTTGAGCGTGTTGCACCGCTTAACGTTCAAACAGTTCCAGCACCTAAAAAAATGCCAGAGCCACGCGCTATTGCTGCGCCGCCCGGTAGTGGATTGGGGCCGAATGATTATCAGACTTTGCAGCAGCAAGTAACCGTTACTCGCGGCACAGTCGCAAATGCCGAAAACGCGCTGAAAGACATTAGAAATGTCGAAACGTATCTTGATGCCGCATTAACCGGCGTTGGTAGCGAAAAGCTGAATAAAGCATTGTCTGCGCTTGGTTTGGCTGGTTTGGATACTGCCGAGCAAAAAGCCGCAGCGCGTGAAATCGTGAACAAATCTTTGGCATCGTTGGTTATGCACCAAAACGCCACCAGCAACGGCAAATTTGCTGCTGATTTGGCGCAAACGCAAAATGCGGTGGCAAGTGTCGCGCAGACTGATCCAGCCATTCGCAAGGTTATTGGCGACATTCAAGTGCTGATGCAGCATCAAAAAGATTACACGCAGGGCATGGATAAGTTAATTCAAAAATATCCACAGTTCGGCGCGTTTTCTAAAGCCTTGTACGACACCGCCATGAACGATGCGTATGATTTCAAAGCAATGGAAATCAACAACATCAAGCGCGATCCAAAGTTAAGCAATGAAGAAAAGCAAAAGAAATTTAGGGCTTATTTGGAAAAAAATGGTTTGTCGATTGATGATGGCATGGAATTAAACGGCAAGGCAAAAACTTACAATGATTTAATTAGCGGAAACGTAGATATTGTTGATGGCAAAATTGTGCCAGCGCCGAAAAGGAAATAGTCATGGCAATTGCGACGGTAGGCGATGATGAGGATTTGTTTGATCGCGCATTAAAGGCATCGGCTAAAGGCAAAGGCGATCAGTCAGAATCGGCAGATATTTTTGATCGCGTATTACAAAAGGCTGCGGGTGGCAAAGTTGCGCCTGCGCAGCCTGCCGCAATAACACAGGCACCAGCCAAACCTGCTGCGGCTAAAACGCAAGACCGCACGGAAATGAAAGGCACTCAAGCCGAGCGTGATCGCGGTCGTGCTGAAATTCTTTTGCAAGAACGCCAATCCATTGTTGATCGCTTGTCCGATTCAAAGTTGACCGGCGATGACCGCTTGCGCGAAGAAAAAAATTTAGAAGCAATTAACCGAGAAATTGGCACGTTGCCAGCAAACCTTCGCCAGCCGCCGGTGGCCGCACCAGTTACGCCGGTGGCCGCCGCTGCGCCTGCGGCTGCGCCTGCTGCGCCAAAACCTGCTGCGCCAGCCGCCCCTGCGCCACAGCCTAAAGTTGCTGGTCTTGGTGAACGCCTATTGCGTTCTGGCGCTGGTTTAGCCGACACCGTATTAGGTGGCATCCAAGCATTGCCGGGTACTGCTGCGGCTGAAATAGGCTATGCGGGTGTCCGTGGTGCCGAAGCGCTGGGGTTGGTCGAGCCGGGTCGTGCCGAGCGTGGCCGCGCTGCCGTATATAAAAAGTTTGTCGAGCCGTACACCCAGCCGGTCGGTCAAGCGCTAGGCGTGACTGAAACGCCAGAATATAAGGGCGAAGCCAGCCAGCAGTTGATGAAGTTTATCGGCGAGAACGTTAGCAAGGGTGTGGATTGGTTAAGCCGCACCACCGGCCTGCCTAAAGCCGACATCGAAAACATGATGGCGACAGCAGGTCTGGCTGCGCCTGCTGCAAGTAAAGCGCTGGTGTCTGAAGCCAGAATGATTGCTGGTGCGGTCAAGCCAGAGCCAAAGCCGCCGACAGCGCGGGTAGAGCCAACAATGGAAGGGCGCGTCGAGCCGACTATGACAGGTCGCGCAAGCGTCGGCGCTGCTGCGGTGCCTGATGCCATGACTGTGCGGCAGGCGTTGGCTGTTGCTAGCCCAGAGCTACGCGCAGAGATTTCAAGAATCCCAGCAGACAAGGTTAATTTAAAAGCGCTGCAACGTCAGATTGAAGCGGATTCGATTGGGGTTCGTTTGACCGAAGGCCAAGCCATAGGCGACCCAATAAAGCTATCCAATGAAATGAACCGTCGTGGCCGCGACACAGAAATTGCTACACGACTAAACGAGCAAAACCAACGATTGATTGATGCCATTGACGAAACCAAAGACATCGCATCGCCTGATGCTTTTGGTGCGCGAACGATGGATAACGGTCAAGCAATTATTGATGCGTACAAGGCATTAGATAACAAATTAAACGTAGGAATTGATGCCAAATATAAAGCGTTGCGCGACGCTGCTGGTGGTCAATTTCCCGTTGATGCACCTTTGTTGTTGAAAAACGTACAAACGAAGTTAAAAAAAGAATTGCTGTCGAATGATGCGCCGCCATCGCAGTTCAAAGAACTAGAACGGCTAGCAAGTGAAAACGCCATGACATTTGAGGATTTCTTGTCGTTGCGTAGAAACTTGGGTCAAATCGCTAGAACTTCGCCTGATGGCAACGTGCGCACGGCAGCGGGTTACATGATTGAAGAATTGGAAAAGCTGCCGTTGCAAGAGGGTGCGAAGAAATTGAAGCCGCTGGCAGATCAAGCGCGTAAGGCTGCGCGGGATCGTTTCCAAATGCTTGAAAAAGACCCGGCTTACCGTGCCGTGGTTAACAACAAAATTGCGCCTGATAATTTTATTGACAAGTTTGTTATTGGCGGTGTTAATCAAAACATTCAAACAATGCTGTCGCACTTGGATGATACGTCGCGGCAGCACATGGCTGCGGGTGTCATCAATTATTTGCGTGAGCGCGGTGTGCCTGCTGGCGGCAATTTTAAGCAGTCTGGCTACAACAACGCATTAACCGCATTGGACAAAAGTGATAAATTGTCGCTGATTTTTGACCCAGAGTCGGCCAGCCGTTTAAGAACGATTGGTGCTGTCGGAAAATATACGCAGGCGCAGCCAGCAGGATACTTTGGCAACCATTCCAACACATTTGTTAGCGCGTTGGCTGAACGAGCAAAAGCAACTGTTGGCCGTGCTGCGGAAACGTCATTAAACATCGCAATACCGGGAGCGCAAATTGGATCGGCTGTTATGGAAGCTAGAGCGCGGAGAGCCGCCGCTAAAGAAACGCAACGAGCATTAAAACCGGGCGCAGGAATTAGAAATGAATGAGGACAAAATCGATCCAGTTAAATACGGCGTACTCTGGCAAAAGGTTCAGGACTACGAGCGCCGGTTTGACGTAATGGACAAGAAAATGGACAAGATGGAAACCCAGCTCGAACACTTGGTTGCTTTAGCCAATCAAGGGCGCGGCGGGTTTTGGATGGGCATGGCCGTTGTGTCTGCAATTTCTAGCGTTGTGGGCTATGTGGCTAACGTATTGCATAAGTGATCCAAAATTGACCCGATCACCATTGCCGCTTGTTTCAAGGCAGCAACCACAGCAATTGATTTAGCAAAGGCCGGAGTAAAGTTTTACAAAGATTTGAAATCCACAGCAGGCGATGTCAGCGGTGTATTGAAAGACCTTAGAGAGCAATACCACAAGATTGTAGAGCCGACAAAAGAGCAGACAAAACAGTACAACGAAGAAATAAAACGTGTTCAGAGATTGGCAGAAACGCCACCACAGGATGCGTTAAACAGTATTTGGGATCACTTAGGCACGTTTGTTGATGAATACGACAGGCTGTCTAAAGCGTTTATTGAGGAAGAAGCTAACGCAAAAAAAGTGTACCGAGGGTCAGAATCAATAGCGCGGAGAGCGTTGAGGCGCATACAAATTAGAACGCAGTTGGATGCGGCGCTGGTGGATGTTAGGGAATTAATGGTTTATAACACCCCAAGTGAATTATCAGATGTTTGGACGCGCTTCGAAAAGATGTGGCAGCAGATTGTACAGGAGCAAAGCGAAGCGTTAGCAGAGGAACTGCGTAAAACACAGATTGTGCTATGGCAACGCAAAAGGGCAATAAACCGAGCAAAAGCGATGGCGGCATGGGTTGGGGCAGTAATGTTCATAATCGCGTGGATGTGGGGTCTGATAATACTAATAAGAATGAGTCAGACGTATCGCTCGTTGTCGTTTTATGTATCGCAATAATGGCATTGACGTTTGTTTTGGTGCTTCCGCTGTTAGGGGTAATGTACATGGACATGAACAATGCCACGGGTGCTGCGGTTCAGGAAATTAAAAAAATGCGCGAGCTTCGGGCGCAAATGTTAATGATGATGCGAGGGGAATGATATGTTGCCGATTGTTGCTGGCATTGTGTCGAATCTGATTAACAACGGGATGCACAAGGTTGCAGATCAGGTTATTGAAAAAGGGATCGACGCTGTACAAGACAAGTTGGGCATGGAATTGAAGCCAGAGGGTGAGGCCACGCCGGAGTACAACGCGAAGTTGCAAGAAGAAGCCAACCGCCATGCTGAGTTTATGGCCGAGCTGGATGAGAAATCCACCCAACGGGCGACTGATATGCAAATGGCTGCTCTGAATTCGCCTGACCCGTTGGTTCGCCGCCATGTGTACCTGTATGGCTGGTTCATCACTATCGTGTCGTTCTTGTATTTTTTTATGGTTTCTTTCATGCCGGTGGAAAACAAGAACCGCGACTTCATCAATATTATTTTGGGTTTTTTGATCGGCACGGCTATCAACAGCCTGATTCGATTCTGGTACGGTTCATCAAACAAAAGCCAAGAAGATACCGACAAAAAAATGAAGGACGTTAAATGACACCATCCAGCCCTTTGCTGGTTGCTGCCAAGATAAAAGACCCAGAAAAATGGCTGCAACCGATCATCGAAACGTGCGTCGAGTTTGAGATCAACACGCCGCAGCGGGTCGCGGCATTTCTGGCGCAGACTTCGCACGAATCGGGCGGCTACACCATGCTGACCGAAAATCTGAACTACAAGGCGGCGACGCTTGCGGCCTGCTGGCCTTCGCGCTTTGCCGAGCTAGGGCCGGATAAGAAGCCGAAGCGGGGCGACAAGGGTGCGTTGATTCCGACTAAGCTGGCGCTGTCAATTGCCGGTAAGCCAGAGCAGATTGCGAATCTGGTGTACAGCGGTCGGATGGGTAACGGCCCAGCGCAGTCGGGCGAGGGGTGGAAATTCCGGGGCAGGGGTGCCAAACAATTAACTGGCAAGGACAACTATAAACGCTGCGGCGATGCGCTGGGCGTTGATTTAATCGGCAATCCTGATTTGCTGCTAGAGCCTATGTTTGCAGCGCGGTCGGCTGGCTGGTTTTGGAAAACAAATAACCTGTCACCTTTCGCTGATGCCGAGGACATCAAGGGCATGACGAAAAAAATTAATGGCGGCTATATAGGGCTGGAAGCGCGTCAGGCACTTTACAACCGCATCATAGCCGCCATAGGTACTACTTGAGCAAACGGTAAAACCACTTGTTTGCACGGCGCTGGCAGGTTATCTGGTAGCCATGCTGCCGCAGTTCGCTAATGATGCTGTTTACGGCGCACACACTAGCGCGTTGGATAATATCCAGCGTCGTGTACTCGCCACCCTGTTGCAGCAGTTTGTACACGCGCTGAAGCCGGTCTGACTTCTCAAGGGTCGCGGCGTTCATTAGTTAAAGTCCGGGATGTCGTCATCGAAATCGACCGGCTGACGCTGCGGCACCGTCAGGCCACCTTCGCGTGGCTTCGGGTCGTTGATGTAGGCCCAGCCATCCCAGCCGCCATCTTTTAGCGGGATAACGTCGAGCTTCAACATTTCGCCGTTTTTGGTGGCAATGACCGAGCCGATCCGCTGGTAACGGTTTTTCTGCTGGCCCTGTGCGTTGGTGTAGGTGCCGACGATGCAGCTAATTTCTTTAAGAACTTTTGACATTTTATTCTCCAATAATTTTGCGTAGCGCTTCAACTTTGGCATCAACTTCTGCCAAAAACTTTTTGACTTCAATTTCGGTAGCCTTGATCCATTGGTCATCGCGCATGACCCGGTAAACGAATAACTGCGCTTTGGCAGGCATCCGTGGGTCAAACACAACGTAGTCGCACCATATCCTGCCAGCGCAGGCCATTTGCCATTGCATTTGGGCGAAATACTTGGATTCCACCGGATCATCTGATAGCCAGCATTCCAGCGCGGTCTTGGAACTTGGGCATTTAATCTCGACCATGCCATCGTTGCCCACCAGCCCATCAGGACTAGCACCAGACATTTCAATGGTCGGGTGCTGTAAAAAACCCACCTCATCCACCAAAACGCCCTTGTGAGCCTCGTATGCGGCTCTAGCAAAGGGTTCCTGATCGATGCCCCATTGCATTTCGGCGTTGGTATAGCCTTCTGCTTTGGTGCCGGTTACACGTTCCAGTACAAGCTGGGTCATGTAGTTCGCACGGTCAGCGCCGTATCCGGTCTTGGTCTTGGCTAAGACTTTGTGTACATTGCTGGCGGTCGCTTTGCCCAGCCGGATAGCGAACCAATCTTCGCTGCGTTGTTCGATGTTATCCATTTGCTTTTTCCTTTTTAGCGCGTTCAACACGGGATTTCTTTGCTGCGATTACTTTGGCCTGTAATTCTTGATGTTCGCCGCAAGCCTCAATAGCGGCCTTAAACGCTACCGCTAACTCATCGCTGCTGGCGGTCGCTTCAATGGCTGACAGGTGGTCGGTAATGTCCGGCAGTGGCTTAGATTGGCGGCGGCTACCAGCGTTGCCATCGTCATCCTCTGGGGCGATGCCGCAGGCGGCCATCAGGCTGTAGCGTCGGGCATAGGTCAAGGCGCTGCCGTAGCCTTGCGGGTCTTGCTTGCTGGCCGGAACGTGGAGCTGGCCGCAGTTAATCACTTCGCCTGATTCGTGGACAAAGACTGTTTCGACGATCACACCGTCATTGCAAGGGCTAAGACGCTGGGTCAGCGCGATGCCGTTGTTGTTGAGGGCATCGACCACCGCTTCGACGCAGGCAGCTAGATCGGCGTAGCGGCTGCGGAAATGCGGGTTGGTGGATGATTTGAGTGCTGGGCCGAATTCCTTTTGTGCTTTGACCAGCGCCGCTGCTATTTGGCTAAATGTAGTCATGATTTTTCCTTAAACAAATGCTTGTGGCCTGCTGCCGGGAACTGGCAACATAATTTCATGCGGTTCGCCGAGCGTATAAACGACATACACGCTGGCCGCAAAGATGGCCGCTGCGATGATGAGTATTAGATTCATGTTTTCCTTTCAAAGACCCTTGCGGGATTAAAAAATAGCCATCGCTACCCAGAGCAATGGATACAAAACGGCGGCGATACAGACTGCCGCCAAAGCTAGGATGAGGTCGGAAGGTTCGCGGTTCATGCTGTTTTCACCACGAAGCCTTCGGATTCGAGTTTCTCGGCCATCGCCGGAGCTGTGGATTTGCGCACCATGACCGCAGACGCGCCATCGAAGCGACGCTTAGCTGCGTCGGTTTCGCACATAAACGTGACGCTGGTTTCGTGGAAATCGGAAGGGAGGATAACGAAGTCGATAAACATAAAAACTCCTTAAAAGACCCGCGAGGGCATAGACAGATAGTAAGCTAGCTTTACGCAGTAGTCAAGCGGTCAATTAACATTAATGCGTGGACGATGGATTCGGCTTCTGTCGGGTTGTCGCACCGTTCGATGGTTTTGCCAACGCGCTGGGTTGCGTTGGTAGTCCACTCGACCACGCACCAGCATGGCCGCATATCTTCGTCATCGTAATATTCAACTGTGTACATAAGTTGCTCCTTACTTGCTTGCAAACTTTTGAATAAAAGCCTGCAATTTTGCAACTTCGTTTGCAGCCCAGTTGTATTCTTGTTCGCCGTATTCGCCGATGTACGAATCGTTGTTTATGTGACCAGACTCAAAAAAAGTTGACAGGACGTATTTGGCTTCTGCCAGAACTTCTTTGCGGGTATAACTTTCAAGTGTGCGCTTATCGTCGGCGCTGATGTTTTCCATCACGGTCATTAATTCTTGGCTTTCCATTGCATCAGCCCAAAAATTACGGTGGTTTGCGGTTTGTAAATATGATCTTGGCATGGCTGGCTCCTTAAAAGACCGTTAGCTAACGGCATGGACACATATTAAGCTAGCTTTACACCTTTGTCAAGCGGTCTTTGCAAAATATTTTAAGCTGGCTTACAATCCGCGCATGGACACTAAAACCGCGATTTCCCTAGCTGGCAGCGCCACAGAGCTTGCCAAATTGCTAGGTGTTACAAGACAGGCAATAAGCCAATGGGGTGAAAACTTGCCGCAGCAGCGCATTTGGCAGCTACAGGTATTGCGACCCAAATGGTTTAAGAGCTAAAATTTGCGAAACCCGGCTAGGTGGGAAGTCATGAGCCCACCGAAGAGAGACTCCGCCCCTCCTGCCGTTGGTTTTCCTTGTTGGGCGGAACAATTTAGGGCGCGACATGAAGATCAGAAACTGGTCGAAATTTCAGCATTTCAAAGATCGGCGACCACCGTGGATCAAACTGTATCGAGACATTCTCGATGACATCAACTGGCACCAACTCGACCCGCTTGCTAGCAAGGTGCTAGTCATGTGCTGGCTTATCGCTAGCGAAGACGAGGGCCGTATTCCTGACGTAAAAACATTGGCTTTCCGATTAAGAATGTCAGAAAAGCAAACTTCTGAATGCCTTTTCAAGCTGTCTCATTGGCTGGAACAAAGTGATAACGCGATGATATCGGAGCGATATCAGGATGATGATCCAGAGACAGAGACAGAGACAGAGACAGAGGAAGAGAAAGAGAAAGAGATAGAGAAGAGAGAGAAGGTGCAGCGCGGGACGCGCTTGCCTGCTGATTGGCAACCATCGGAAGAAGAAATTATCTATTGCAAAACGAATCGGCCTGATTTGGATTGGCGTAACGTTGCCGAAAATTTTCGCGATTATTGGATTGCTCAGCCTGCTGGCAAGGCAACCAAAATCGATTGGGTTGCTACTTGGCGGCGTTGGGTTAGAAATGAAAAGAGTGCAAGAAAGTTTGAAAGCACACGGGACGCTGAACGCAGAAAAGTTATCGAACAAGTAATGGGGGTGAAAAATGACCGAATTATCGACATCAACTAAGCCAGTTACGCAGGGCTGGATTGACGCGCTGTTCGTGAAAATGCTCAACACCTTTGGCAGCAGGTTTGCCGATATGTGGCGCGGCACAGACATTGATTCCGTAAAGGCAACATGGGCACCGGAGCTGTCGAAACTTAGCCGGGAAGAATTTACAAAAGGTGTTCATGCTTTGGCAACATTAAACTGGCCGCCGACGCTTGGTGAATTCGTCAACCTTTGCCGACCAAAGATCGACCCGCAAAAAGCCTTCACAGAGGCCATAAACGGGCTTCTGGCGCGAGATCGGGGCGAGGTTGGTACTTGGAGTCATCCGGCGATATTTTGGGCTGCTGTGCGCGTTGGTGCGTTTGATATAAAAAACGCAACTTATCCGCAAATCAAGGGTCGATGGGAAAGCGCACTTGGCGATGAGTTAGAAAAATCGCAATGGCAGGAAATTCCAAAGCCTGTGATCGCGTTGCCTGTGGCAAAAGTTTCGAAGGAAGTTGCAGAAAAATATGTTGCAAAGCTGCAAGCGCTTAATGTAGAGTCAAGCCAGATTGACCATAAGCGCTGGGCGAAGCGGATCATGGAACGGCACCAGAGGGGCGACAAAACCCTTTTGCCGGTGCAAGTGTCAATGGCTAGGGCAGCGCTGAACGCACCGACTTGAGAGGAGCTATGAGAAAAAACCCAATACCACCGCATCCACTTTTGGATGACTTGGCGAACCGTTTAGGCTGCGCCAATGACCGCGAACTGGCGCAGGAAATTGGTTGCGCACCGTCGATGATTTCAAAGTTTCGGCATAGAACCTGCAACGTATCAGCGGCATTGATTATCGAAATGCACGAGAAGTTTGGAATGTCGATTGCTGAAATTAAATTATTAATTGAGCAAGCCAATGACCAGCACGTTCGTCGTTAGTGTAATTTTGGTCGTGGCCGGTGGGCTGATTGGCGCTGGGCTGGCTATTTTGATCGGCGCAATTGTTGGGTTGCTAATTCTTGATGATCCAGAGCGATGAGGAATGGCGGCGGGAATGCGAAGCGCGAGAATGGATCAAGCGGTACAAAGCGCACCGAAAACAGCATGGCGCGAAAGAGGCGGCGAAGTGGTGGGAGCATATCAAGAGCCAGATTGCCGCAAAGCGAGGGCAGCAGGCGGTGGACATTTTAATCGGTGACATGAATGCGCAGAGCAGCAAGAACAGACCAAAACCATGACGAGATTGTTAAAGCGCTTCGGCAGGTGGGTGCGACGGTTCAATCGCTGGCTGCGGTGGGTGCGGGTGTACCGGACTTATTGGTGGGTTTTCGAGGGCAGACATTTTTGGTCGAGATCAAAAATCCAGAAAAATCGCCATCGGAACGGCAATTAACGCCAGCGCAAAAAATTTGGCATCACTGCTGGACGGGGGGGCCGCTGGGAGTTGTGGAATCAGTTGAGGATGCGTTGAAGCTAATCGGGGTCAAATGATTTTTGATTTGGAAACCGTACCGCAGGCAAGGGTTGCGCTGACAACATTGTGGGCTAAATTAAAGCCTGCGCTGGAAGCCGGGAAAGCCTGCCAGCTAGAGCTGCGGCCTTTAAAGCGAACGCTGGATCAAAATGCCAAGTTTCACGCGATGATCGGCCAGATTGCCGACCAGATGGGCGCAGCAGGGTCGAGCTGGACAGTTGAGGATTGGAAACGATTGTTGATTGACCAATGGGCTTCTGACACAAATCGCAGGATTGGGTCGGTGGTGCCAAGCCTAGACGGGCAGCGGGTGGTGCAGTTGGGCCTGCAAAGTGCAAAATTTAGCGTGGCTGACGCGACCGAGTTTATTGAATGGCTAGACGCTTGGGCTGCGCAAAAAAATATTGAGTTTTGACGGAGGTGACAATGCTTAGAGATGGAAAATTCATCAAAGAGGAACCTATCAAGATCGGGGCGCACTACACGCCGTGCTACCGACCCGGCTTTTTTAGCAAGGAAGAACAGTTTATGCAGGCCGTGCTGCTGGGTATTGAGCAGCGCCGCGAGTCGGTTTTATCGAAGGTCTTAGGGTTCATGCTTCGCGTATGAATACCGACGAAATCCTAAAGTCGGCCATCATGTTGCACAGCGATACCCGCGATGCGGTGCGCTGGGCGATTAAACGAGAACGCGCTGAGTGCGCCAAGCTATGCGAAGAAGCAAACCGCGCAGCGCAGCCTGTTGAACTGGCCGATTTGATTCGGCAGAGGAATCTAGGATGACCAAAGATGACATTATTTGCATGGCGCGGGAGGCTGGCATTGGTTGGCTTGAAAGAGCTGAAGGCATATCAGAATTTCTAGAACGCTTTGCCAATTTAGTCGCAGCAGCAGAGCGCGAAGCCTGTGCGCAGGTGTGTGAAACTAAAGGTGAACAAGTCGACGCGTCTTGGGTAAGTTGTGCCGCTGCCATCCGCGCAAAGGGATAAAAATGACAAATTACAACTACGAAATGCAGCGGCAAACCCTAATTGATTATCTGCAACTGATGGTATCCCGAGCCGATTGGCATGGCGTATCGGATGCGGCCAACGATCTGCGGGTGCTGGAGGCTGAAAACCGCAATCCTGATTTGGCGCAGGTCGGCGAAGTTGGGATATGGACTGCTGACGATACAGCGTACCGGCCCGGTGGGATGCCGCAATCAGAAACTAGTATTTGCTGCCAAGATTTTGAGCATTGCAATCGTTCATGCACTCCGCGTGGTCAATGGCTGGCACAAAAAGAAGCACAGCGGGAATGGGAATGGCAAGGGCTGACGGATGAGGAACGAACATTCTTGGCGTGGGAATCAAACAATGAGACGGAATGCGTAGCGATGACAGAAGCCAAGCTGAAGGAAAAGAACACATGAAAAAACTAATTCTTTGCCTGCTGCTAGTGGCTGGTGTTTGCCATGCCGAAGAATGGATGGAAACCGTCAACGAAGCTGGCGGCAAAATTCTTTTTTTGCCTGCGCTTTGCACCGGTAGCACGACAGGGCGAATGGTTATCGCCAGTACCCGCGATGGCACCACAATTCACGGTTGCTGGTATTTCTTCGCCGACATGATTCACGTTGTCTGGGTAGGTCAGGGCGGCAAGACATCGGCGTATGACCCTAAAACCTTAACTTACCGGCAAAACTGATGGGCCAAGTAATCAGCATTCCAAAACGCAAGTATGTGCGCAGCGAAAAACTGCTGCGGCTGGTGACTACCATCCCGTGCCAGCTCTGCGGGTCGTGGGATTTTGTCCAAGCCGCGCACACGAACTGGGGCGGCGGCAAAGGGCGGTCGATTAAATCGGATGACAACCTGATCGCGGCGTTATGTGCGTCGTGCCATTTCGACATCGATCAGGGCAGTAAATGGTCGCGCAGAGAACGGCAGCAAGCATGGTGGCTGGCGCACCGCAGGACGGTTGAGCATTTAGTGGACGCAGGGTTATGGCCGGTTGACGTACCTGTGCCGAATGATACAGAATGGCAGCGACTTTTCTCTCTCCTCTGAGTGGGATCGCTGCTTTGGCCGGGGTTTGTTCCCCGGTCTTTTTTGGGCTGAATATGGACGAAGAAGCCGCACATTTTATTGCCACGCTATTACATAGCAGCACCGTGGCGCATTTTATGCACCTGTCCACCGATTCCTATTCGCGGCATAAGGCGCTTGGCCGCTACTACGAGGACATCATTGAACTGGCCGACAGTTTTGCAGAGGCGTATCAGGGCCGGTACAACAAGATCAAAAAGTACCCCGACGATTACCATGCGGGTACTGATCCGGTGGAATATCTCAAAAATATGCAGAAATTTGTGGATGACGCAAGGGAGCATTTGCCCCAAGACAGCGAAATTCAGAATATTATTGACGAAATTACCGAGCTGATCGACAGCACGTTGTATAAACTGAAGTTTTTAGACTGAAAGGACTACCATGAAAGACAACGCAGAAATGACCCCAAAGGGCTATGGTTCCGGCACCAAGCCGCCTGCTGGCGCATCGGCAAGCGACTCTAGCGGTGAGCGTCATGGCCGCATCGTCAATGGTGTAGGCATGGGCAAGGCTGACGGTACTGGCAAAAACAGCACATTCGACGGTGGCCGCAGCAAGGGCGTGTGCTATACGCACGACCGTTCGTCGTACCAGAAGTGATTGTCAATAACACAACGGGCATCCTATGAGCGATGTCCGTTGCAAATCCTGCCGATTCTTTACGCAAGCTCAAGTCATGGGCTTGTGTCGTCGTTTTCCCGAAACTCAAAACAAGCACGAAATGGACTGGTGCGGCGAACACCAGTTGAGCGTCGTCACGTCGGTGCCGGTCTATGACGTTATGGCGCAAGCGGAACCTAAAAAAAGAGGGAGGAAACCCAATGTTAAAGCCGTTGCGTGATCGTATTGTTGTCAAGCCTGAAGTCCGCAGACTGTCGGACATTCTTTATGTTCCCAACAAGGAACCGTTTAACGAAGGCACGGTGGTAGCAATTGGCCCAGCGGTGCGCGACACGAAGGTGGGCGACTTTGTTAAATACGGCAACGGCAGCTATTTAGACTGGCCTATTCATGAGTTTGAAGGGCAGGACTACCAGATTATCCAAGAAGCTGATGTCGCCATGATCGTGGAGCATTAAATGGCAAAGCACGACAAACCGATTCCTAAGACGACAGTCGGCAAGGGCAAGAACTACAACCCGACCGAGAAAGGCGCGGGTATGACCGCGAAGGGTCGTGCCGAGTACAACCGCAAGAATGACGCGAATTTAAAACCACCAGCACCAAACCCAAAGACAAAAGCCGACGCTGGACGCAAGGCGAGTTTCTGCGCGAGAATGGAAGGGGTGGTGAAACACGCCAAAGGCCCAGCGGAACGGGCGAAGGCATCATTAAAGAACTGGAATTGTTGAAAGGAAAATCATGTCTAATACCCAAGCCATTGGCGTGGCCTACGCCGACCCAGCCCTGAATAGTTTTGAAGTTGGCACTTCAGCGGTGCCGATTGCAAATACCGCATCGGGCAACCTGAATCAAATTTACAGCCGCACGACCCATGCATCGGGCGATATGCGTGGTCTGTACGCCCGTGTTGACTACGCTGGCGCTGGCGCTGGTGAAACTCTGAGAGCATTTTCTCGCGTAGTGGCTGCGCAAGGCGCTGGTCAGACCACTAACGGCGCACATATCAGCCTGTCGGTTAATAGCGGCGGCAGCATCAGCGGCGCTGGCAACGCGCTACGCGCAACGCTGGGTGTTGCAACGGGTGTCACACCGGGCGGCACGTTGGCTGCGATTCAGGTCGATTCGGATTTCCCGAACACCGTGACGTTGCCGGGTTCGGCTGCATTCCTGCG